TGAAATTGAAGAATCTACTGTTAGAGAAACTTGAGATGCAATAGCAGTAACTCTTCTCAAAGCAGTGCCCAAGAAAACATAATCACCAACTCTAAGATCTGTTTGAAAAGAAGTTCCAGCACCAGTAATTGTAGTTGATGCAGAAGCAGTAACAGAACCAATTAATCGAGTTAATGTTCCAGAACCAACTGCAGTAGTTCCTTCAATATCAGCAGTAAAGTTTAAATTAACATCATTGCTTGATCCCACATGATAAAATGATTTAACATCACGATTAAAATCATATCCAGAAACCATCTGGACATCAAAAATACCTAATTTGTAAATAGCAGTTTGTGCACCAATTGTTCCATTATGGTATTCCATAAAACGAGCACGAGCATATCCAACAATAGTTCCACTAGAAGGAATAGTTCCAACTGCAGAAGTTACTCTATTGTAAAGAGTTACTTGATTAAAAGAAGCATTAGCATTTGCACTGATTGGTGGTGCACCATTAATATTAGTTACAAGGACATAATTTCCAACAGTTGAAGGAATAACTCCATTGTCTACTGTAAGATAATCTCTAGCCTTATTAACAGTAACATATTCAGTGGCAGGTTTTTCAATTTCGTAACCTTGCACATATGCTTTTCCTGGCTCTAAACCAATAGCCAATTTTGCTTCATTTGCCTGTTGAGTTCCAAGATTTTCTGAAGTACCTGGAGTATAAACACCACGATTATAATAAGGAGTAGCATTATACTCCCATTGAACACCAGATGTACCAACACCAGAAACAGATCCGTCATAAACAGAACCTGTAGTATGAGTTGGTGCAGTGCTACTAGAAGAAGTACCACTGTTTTTTGCAACATATGTGTAATCACTATTGGTTACTACATCACCATTTAAATAAACACGACCTGATGTCCACGCACCACGATTATTATTTCTATACTCACGAACATCAATCTCAAAATTCTTAACTGTGTAGTTACCTGACTCATCATATGTTCTGTGGGCAAATTCTTTTTCAAGATATGAGTATTCTGATTTATCAACTATACTTTGAGTTTGTCCATCACCAACACGAATCAACTCAATAAAATCTATATCTTGTGTGCTATCTATAGACAGTTTTGTTAGTACAGCATCGATATAGTATCGATGGGCTCCAGGGGCAGCATAGTTAAATGAGTTTTGTGCGTTATCAAATAGAGTTCCGTCTTCTTCTGCAGTAATAATAGACTCAGAAGTAACTAAACCAATTCTATATGATGGAGTATTTGTAAATTTATCAAGAATAAGTATTTGTTCTGGTACTAAAACAAAATGTCCTTTAATATAATAAACACCTTGTTTAATAGTTGCAATAGATCCAGTTCCAGTTGAAGAAGAAGTAGCAGCCTGAACTGTATATGTTCCTGCAGTGATTTCATTACCTGCAAGATTTGTCCCAGTTAAATTTGTTAAAATATCTGAATCAGAGAATGTTTTTGTTGTATTATTATCGCCAGAATTTAAATAGCGAATGAATAGTGCTGCAGAATCGGCACCAGAAGAAACAGTATAGTGAATAACTTGTGCCTGTACTCCAGCAGTATTTTCAATAATCAAACCAGCGAATTTATCTATAACTGTATCAGCAAGAACAGCACTATATGTAGCTTCTAATTTAACATAAGCAATTTTAGTATCAATCCCGATTTCTCCTGGGATAACTAGTGAGCCTTCTTTGAATACATGACTACCAAAACGAGAAATTTGATTTTGCAGAATAGTCTGCATCTGAGTTAGTTCTCGTGCTTGGACAGCATATCCTGGACGATACAAAATACGCAAGAATCTTTTTGATTCGGTAAAATCGTCGTAATACGGTTCGGTGTTAAAATCAATAGCCATTCGTAATTTTCTCTTTAGTTGGTTCTAATCTATTTATGTTAGAATCTGATAACTGTTCTTAAGGTAACTGTTTCATCAGCAGAGGGTGTAAACCCTGCTTTGTTATCAATAAACATTAACTGACCAGAATATTTATCTATGGTTGGATTACCCACTGATGAAACAGTGAAGATATATCCATCGGTATTCGAAAAAGTATCATTGATTAAAGGTGTGTCATTATCTAATGATTGTAATAGTGCGCTGGAAGAAGAAACTGCAACAACACGGTATCTTCTATCATAATCAGTGCCATCAATAGTTCGTGTGACTGTTACATTAGTATCTTGTGGAAACTGGGATGTATTAATTGCAGCTTGTACAATAAAACATCCTGATCCAATAGTTCCTTGAAATCTTTGGTCAGAGTTATATTGATTCGGGTTTTTAACAATACCCAATTGACGATAGTCATTGTTTACAGAAACACCTTGATTCAAGTCAGTTGACACATTACTATAAAACATTAAGGTTTGAGCAAATAATTCATTTGGTGCATTTTTGCCGTGGCCACCAAATGGAGCCATTACTGCTCTGAGGTTTGCTCCGTATCCATTACCTGTAACAACAATATTTGCAAAAGTATAATTTTGTCCTGGATTTGTGATAGTAATTTTAGTTATCTTACCTGAAGCAGTATCAATCACTGCTGAAGCAGTAGCATTTATTCCATCACCCTGTATTTCGACATTGGCAACACCATAACCATATCCACCAGAAATAATTTTAATGGCATTAATGGTTCCAGGTGAAGTTAAAATTTCGTTGTTTGCCTGTAAAGATTGAATTGTTCCAATATTCAGATCTGCTTTAAGAGCAGCATTTGATCCATCTCCTGAAACTGTAATCGTTGCAGTTGAATAACCAACTCCTGGATTTTCAACAATAACAGCAACAATTTGTCCAGCATCTAAAACTGGAAGTAATTTTGCCTCAGACTTTGATGTTAAGAAAGATAATTCTGCAGATGCAGTTCCTGCTCTTGCTGCATCAGTAATAGTAATTGTTGGTGCAGCACTATACCCTGATCCATATCTACGAACAACTTCGCCAGTAGCTGGAACACCAGCATATAATAATGTAGCAGTGCCATTAGAAGCAGATCCAGAAGTATGAGTTGGTGCAGTAGAAGCGTGAGTAGTTCCAGCACCTGTCACTGTGTATAATCTTCCAGAATAAAAATATTGTTGTCCCACCAAAACTGCAGTTGCTGCAGTCCATTGTGTACCAAATGTTACAGTTGGATCACTAGTATAATTATCACCTTGATTTGACACTGTGCAGTATATGACTGAGCCACCACTCATTTTAGCAGAGGCAACAGCACCCGATCCACCACCACCCGAAAATGTGATTGCTGGTGCAGTTGTATAACCCGAACCTGCGTTTAATATATTAATTTCTCTAACACCACCAAGTAATGTTATGCTTGAAATAGATTTTGTAGTTGCAGTTCCTGTTCCAGTTCCCGCACCAGTTGCAGTAAAAGTAGCACCAACTGCAGGTTGTCCTGTTATAGTAGTGGAAGAAACTGTTTGAGATGCACTAACTGTATAAGTACCAGTACCACCAGTTCCTGTTCCAAGAGCAGTAATATAAGTTCCAGCAGTCACTCCAGTACCAGTGATACGAGTATTAACAGCTAGCGTTCCAGAAGCAACTGCGGAAACAGTCAATGTAGTTCCAGAAATTGAACCTGTCACAACTGCTGATGCAGTGCCACCAATTGTTACAAAATTAGTAGTTCCAAGAGAAGCAATTGTATATTTTACACCAGTAGTAAATGAACCTGCTGTAACTGTAGTGTTTGATGTATTTACTGTTCCCTTAACTCTAGTGCCAAGATACTTTAATGCAGCAGTATTATTTTGTACAGTACCTTGCCTATGAGTTGGCGCAGAAGAAGACATAGTTCCAGGAGTAACAATTTCGTAAAAATCAAATACGCTGTTGTAAATTTTTTGTCCTAAAAATACTGCAGAGTTAGCAATAAATGATGACGCATTGGCAGTAGGGTCTCCAAAAGTTACTGTTGGGCTAATGTAACCATTACCTCCAGAAGCAATTATTATGCTAGTTAAAAATGTTGGATCTTCTTCTCGATATCCATCACCAGAAACAGTTAGCGTTGCTGTGGTATATCCAGTTCCTTTATTATTAATAATGATACTATCCATAGCACCATTAGAATAAAACTGATTAGAAAGGGCAGAAACCACAGGCATCTGATCTTCAGATAAAAATTTATTTCTTAAATTAATAGGAACAGTATACATAAATTTCCAAACATAGCCATCAGCTGTAGTGATTGGAGAAGTAGAAGTACCTAATGGTTTTGCAGTTGAACTAGCATTGTTGTTATTATCTAAACATTTGTATACATTATAATCTTCTGTGAGAACATAGAAATTCGACTCTTCTAATTTTTGTGCGCCAGAAGGAGCAATATTTACAATTGCTTGTAAGACTGCACCAGATCCACCACCACCTGTAACTGTTACAGTTGGAGTAGAAGTATATCCAGATCCTCTTGAAGTGTCAGATACTCCAATTGACTCAATTTCAATAATAGAGCCATCATAAACAATTGGATAAAATTTAGCACCAGTACCACCACCACCTGTAATTGTAATAGTTGGAA